GATTGGGAGTTTATACCGACAATATAATACCGACAGTATGATTCCGACAGTATGATTCCGACAGTATTTGCTACACTTTCTATTTCGTTCCGTATACTTCGCATAAAAAGTGTGTTTTTGCTACACTTTCTTCCTATTTCGTTCCGTATACTTCGCATAAAAAGTGTTTTCCTAAAGGTAGGTTTTTGCTACACTTTTTCTAAAAAAGTGTGTTTTGGCTCTACCTTTTCCCAAAAGGTAGGTTTTTGCTACACTTTTTCTAAAAAAGTGTGTTTTGGCTCTACCTTTTTTAAAGGTAGGTTTTTGCTACACTTTTTCTAAAAAAGTGTGTTTTGGCTCTACCTTTTGGGAAAAGGTAGGTTTTTGCTGCACTTTTCCTAAAAGTGCTTTTCTAAAAAAGTGTGTGCTTAAATCCTAGGAAAGCCCACTAGGTTGGCACCAATACCAAAGCCAGCTCCCGAGCGTGCACTCACACCCATACTAGGTACATAGGTATCCAAAATACTAAACGTGGCCGCCGCCGTTAAGGCAATCAGTGCAATTTCATCTAAATTAAGAGAACGTTTGGGGATAGCAAAGGCTGCAATAGCCACCATTAGACCTTCAACTAAATATTTTATTGCTCGCTTGATTAATTCACTAAAATCAATTCCAAAATCCATTTTATATTAATTATGAAGAAAAAAATAATATATATTAACAATTAAATAATATATTAACAATTAAACAATTAATATATATATTATATCCTTAAATTTACTTAAATATAATAATTAAAATACATATAAATATGAGTTCCCTAAAGAGTGAGAGTACTTTTGAACGGATGCGCACAACTGATGGCTCACCAAATCCTAAATACGTCGATGTCTTGGATGAAGATAAACCGATTGCTGGACAAAAATTCTCTTGCATTTCGTTTATTTCTCCTGAAAAAATTATTAAAATGCGAGAATTGTTTTTCTTTGAACAATTCCTAAAGCAATGGAATGTTAGTAAATCGTTGGAGGTTTATACTCATTTTTTACATTTTTTAGCCTACAAATATTCTTTGACCTTTGAAAATCTGGAAGCGGACTTGCAAGAGTTTTGTAAAGATGAGAAAGATAAGTTGTGTGTGTCGGCCTTGGAAGATGATTATAAGAATTATATCGATAATAATGAGACGGAACTCGAGAATAAATATAATACATTGAATAATTTTCAAACCAGTATTCGAGGCGTAAAAATTCGAGGTAGCTACCCTACACAAGAAGAAGCTGAATTACGGTGTAAAATGTTGCGCGAAGTGGACCCCAATCATGACGTGTATGTCGGGCCGGTGGGAATGTGGATGCCTTTTCACCCGGAAGCTTATAAAACTGGTCGGGTGGAATATTTAGAGGAAGAATTGAACCAACTCATGCATGAAAAACGAAATAATGAAACTTATGCTAAAACAGAATTTGATAAACGTATTCGCGAGTCCAAAGAAAAGGCGATGGAGGATAATAAAAAGAAGGCCTTGGAAAGTGGAAATGTTCTCACGCAAACCATTAACGCTGACGGCCAATTGGTGAGTGTTAAAGATATGAATACGACCGAGACTCGAATGGGACAGACTGCGACTATTTCGGACCTTCGACGGGAACTCTTTGAGGGTGATAACATCGTGATTGATAAGTCGTCAGACCACGGACTGGCGAAGATTGTCGAAATGCATGCGAAGACTGAGTAGGTGCATGCGAAGACTGAGTAGGTGTAGGCGAAGGCTGACTAAATCTTTATGTTTGTAAATAAAATTGATTTTCTATTTCTATAATATAATATGACATCTCATTCAAAAATGAAAGACGCCAAACATTGTAATATGAAAACCTGTGCCAAACGTCTAACCTTACTGGAACAGACCGCTTATAAATGTAGTAAATGCTTACAATATTATTGTACACTCCATCGTCTAGCTGAAGCCCACGTCTGTCCTCACGACTTTACAAAAGATAGGAATAATGAGAAATTTATTGCTGAGAATAAATGTATAGGAGAGAAGATAATAAAAATATAAACTTATTTGCTATTGCAAAATATATACTTATTTGCTAATGCAAAATATAAACTTATTTGCTAATGCAAAATATAAACTTATTTGCTAATGCAAAATATAAACTTATTTGCTAATGCAAAATATATATAAACAGTAAATCTTATATATATTAACGTGAAGGCTATGGATACACATGCAAATGCAATAGATACAAATGCAATAGACAAATGTTTAAAACATTATAGTTTTTTAACATATAAGAAAAAAGATTTCATAAGTACCGATTTCATAAGCACCGATTTCATAAGCACCGATTTCATAAGCACTCTCGACCTCAAAACAAGAGTAAATGCTTTAGCTCATATACCCGATAATATAAAATCCGTGCCCCTCTGCTACGAAGCAGTAAAATATATCGGTCAGGCTTTACGTTATGTACCCGATAATTTACGCACGGAGGAGATTTGTCTTCAAGCGGTCATGCAAGACGGATTAGCTCTACAATATGTACCTGACCGCGTTCGAACGGCTAAAGTATGTAGTGCGGCAGTCAACAATAACGCGTATGCCTTGCAAGATGTACCTTATCCTTTAAGAACCGAAGAGCTGTGTACTTTAGCACTTAAGCAATCTAAACAGGTATTGGAGTTTGTACCTAGAATATATAGTATTTATTGAGAGAAATATGTTGTTACATTACACCGACCGTATACTTCGCATAAAAAAGTAGGTTTTGGTCCTACCTTTTCTATTACTTCGCATAAAAAAGTGTGTTTTGGCTCTACCTTTTTAAAGGTAGTTTTTTGCTACACTTTTTTTAAAAAAGTGTGTTTTGGCTCTACCTTTTTAAAGGTAGTTTTTTGCTACACTTCTCTTTACTTCGCATAAAAAAGTGTGTTTTTGCTACACTTTTTCCCAAAAGGTAGGTTACCACTTTGACTTTTTTACATTAATCTTCGGCCCAGCTCCCCGTTTCTTTACGGCTCCTGGGTCGTAGGTCGTTTCTTCATCATCCGAATTGAAATCTTTAGAGAGTTCCCAAAACTCTTTTGAACCCAATTTAAAATCCGAATGATGTTCCGCTTTATACCAAAAAACTTGGTCGTGCAGTTTATTCGATTTGGAGTTATTATTAATGACTAAACATTCAAAGTTCTCCGTGCACTGGTCCATAACTTGACTGAAGGATTCAAATGTCGGAAACATACCCGCATAATTCTCCCAAATCCGTTTGCGATTCGCAATATACGGCTCCCGCAAGATAAACACGTAGTCAATGTTCGTCCGCAAGTTCGGGGGAATACCGAGCGGATATTGCATTGTAATAATCAGCATCACTTTCCAGTGGCGCCCATTCATGAAGAGCAACCGCATCATTTTATCCCGTGTCCATGTCGCATCATATAAGCAATCGTCGAGGATAACAAAGGCTCGGGGGTCGATATTGGACCGTTTATATTGTTCCATTTCTTTTTTCACTTGTTTTAAAACCGTTTTTTGACGCTTTAAGATATTTTCGATAATAGCTGTATTATATTCATCATGAATAAAGAGTTTAGGGACGTGGGAACTATAAAACCCGTTGCCGGCTTCTGTCCCGGAAATCACCGTCCCGATGGGTATGTCTTGATGATAAAAGAGTAAATCCCGGACTAGATAACTCTTACCCGTATCACGCCGCCCAATTAACACGACCACGGGACCTTTGTTTTCGTCGGGTCTAAAGCTAATCAATTTCATATCAAATTTTTTAAGCTCTAAAGTCATTTATATTTAGAGTAATTTTAGAAAATAATGAATTGGTTACTCCGCACAGCACTTTTTAGGAAAAAGTGCAACAAAAAAACCTACCTTTTCTCTTACTTCGCAAAAAAAGGTAGGGTTTTGGCTCTATCTGCTCTACTTCGTTTGCGCTTGTACCTTTTCTCTTACTTCGCAAAAAAAGGTAGGTTTTTGCTACACTTTTTCCAAAAAGTGTGTATTAGTTAAAATATCACTATAATAAATATAAAACAGAATTAATGGAGTTCACATATAAAAAACATGATAATAGTAAATTATTTTCATCTTTAGATAAAGCTAATTTAGGCTTAAAACAGCTACAAAACTACATTCCTTTATATAATAATTTCTTTGAACTGACAGACGTCAATTGGAATAATATTAACTTGAATAATAAACATTACTTGCATTGCATTAATGCCAAAGAAACCGACAATATTGTCTCAGGGGTACTAAAGGATATTGAGAGCAATTCTAAAATAAATAGGCAAGTATTCTTTAAATACAGTCCTTTATTGGACCCACTGAAATATTTAGTGGGTAAATATGATATAACCGATACCAAATTACTAACCCTGCCGTCGTTCACAAACCAAGCTATAACCAATGCAAAAATAAATGATGTCAATAACTCTGCCTACATTGACAGTTTTTTTTCATATTTAACGAGTAAATTATTGCATACGCACGGGTTTCTACACGGTATCGATTTTTATGGGTCTTTTCTCTCTATTAAAGAAGATTATGTTGTAAATATTTACGACGATATTGAATATATTAATGATTTTGATTTTTTTCATAAGCAGAAAGATATTCTCTTTACGGTCGATGAGTCATATGCTGACATTGTTAGTCGTGATACCAGAAATAATAAACAAAAGTTGAATGTATTAAATGAACCGGTAGATTTAGAGGTCACTGAAATAGATACTGGAAATAGTAAGCTAGGCAAGCTAGAGCCAGACGCTAAGCCAGCCGCCAAGCCAGATGCCAAGCCAGATGCCAAGCTAGAGCTTGATGTTATATATGTAAATGTAAATACACCTATAAGTAAAAAAAATAATTCTAACAAGTCGAGTTCTAGTAGTAGTTCTTGTTCATCGCGCTCTTCAAATTCTTCTATAGCAAGTGCAGACGCAGTAGGTGCAGTAGGTACAGACGCAGTAGATACCGTAGGTACAGACGCCAATTCCGATTTTGAATCCGATGCCGAGTCCGACTTTGAATCCGATGATGATTACTCCTCCATAGATGGCGAGGAAGTCCTCGTTAAAATTAAAACCTTTCCCGTCCAAACTATCGCCCTAGAGTATTGCGAAGACACTTTAAATTCGCTCATTGAAGACGAGGACCAGCCTTTGAGCGACGAAGAATGGGAATCGATTGTCATGCAAATTCTCATGTCGTTAATCACCTATCAAAATGTCTTTGCTTTAACTCATAATGATTTGCACACCAATAATATTATGTATATCACTACCGAGAAACAATACATTTATTATAAAGTCGACACTATGTATTATAAAGTGCCGACCTTTGGGAAATTATATAAAATAATTGATTTCGGTCGGGCTATTTATAAATTCAAAGGCCAGCTCTTATGCAGTGACAGTTTTCATCCTAAGGGGGATGCGGCGACGCAGTATAATTTTAAACCCTATTATAACCCCAAGAAACCGTTAGTAGAACCAAATTTCAGTTTTGATTTGTGTCGACTGGGTTGTTCGATATATGATTATATTGTAGACGATGTCAATCTCGAAGCAAGCATTACAGCTCCTATTATGAAAATTATTATCGACTGGTGCAAAGATGATAAAGGTCGAAATATCTTGTATAAAAAAAATGGCGATGAACGCTATCCCGACTTTAAATTATATAAAATGATTACACGCAAAGTGCACGCCCACACCCCGCTTAATGTCTTGCGTAATGCGTATTTTGACAAGTTTAAAGTGACCAAAAAGAAGATTAGTAAAGATAAGAGCATCATAAATATAGATGATATGCCTATATATGTGTAAATTACGGGCCTGCGGGCCGGGCGGTCTGCATGCTTTCCGGCAGAGTGTGACTCTTACAAAATACTTTCGCTTGAGCTATACCCGATTCTATCAACTTTGCCCGCATATCTGCCGTCGATAACGCGGTTAGCCAACTACTTAAGCCCGATAAATCTTCCACCTCACATTTTACTAGATGTTTCACGTCGCTCTGCCGAGCTTCACTGCAAAGCTCATACTGCATTTTCCGCATAATATGAATCATATAATCTAAAATAGAAGACTCCTGAGTAATTTTCTCTCCTGTGTCTTTAAGCCAGATATTTTTAAAGGCGAGCACTTCCTCGGGATTACACGTAGGCTGGGCTAGACAATCATTGAGCGGAAAATTATTTAATAACCCGCCGTCAATAAAACAGTCCCCGTCAATGCACACGGGCTTAAACGCCAAGGGATACGACGTACTCATGCATAAAGCTTTTATTACCGATAAATGGGGGTGGGTTTTATGGGACAAATCCACTTTCGCCAAACGGTTTGTATTGATATTTGTGGTATAAATATGAATATCAATGTGATTAAACTCATATAACTCTTGTAACGAACAGTATTCCGGTAAATCTTTCGCGCATAATAAAGGTTTAATCGCTTCTAATAAGATTTTCTCTCCTAATAAACCTTTTTCTTCATATGCATCGAGAATTGTTTGCGCTTTCAGAGAGAAAACTTTCTCCCACGGACGTTTAATAAAATAATCATCTAACCAGGCCCAATCATAACCTAGCGACACCACTACCCCCATAAACGCCCCAATCGAACAGCCGTAGATGCTGGTAATATTGGATAAATGCCACACCTGTGCGTGGGCTAAGTATTTTAAGGCGCCGTAATTTATTAAACCCGCCGGTCCACCCCCACTAAATACGAGATGTTTAATTTTACTGGGTGCGTCTGTATGGCTTGTATCGGTCTCGAGTATTGCTTCCGCCATGTTAATCTAGTAAAAGTAAAAGTTATATTTTTATATATTATATTTCCTTATTGGTTATATTGGTTATATTGGTTATATTGGTTATATTCCGTAAGATTTTTTCTTCTATAATTTAAACGATACATAATGGACACCATTTTTACCTTAGGTGATGAGACGGACGAACAAGTAAAACTGAATTTAGATGAATTATATGAGAGAAAACAACAACATGATTTAAATACCTTGTCTACCTATAATAAAGTATTGAGTCGAATCCATAATAAAATTAAAGTTTTATCTCGACAACACGTGCAAGACCAGCATTGTTGGTATACGATTCCGGAAATGATTATTGGCGTACCGAGATATGACCACGGCTCCTGTACGGCATATATTATTGATAAATTGCGGGACAATGGTTTTGTGGTGCATTATACCCACCCCAATTTATTATTTATTTCCTGGAAAAATTGGGTGCCGAGTTATGTGCGCGCCGAAATAAAGAAAAAAACGGGTATTATTATCGACGGACACGGGAATAAGGTTGAGAAACCAGACGGACACGGACACGGACACGGGAAAATCGAGAGCGACGACCCCAACGACTTGATGTTTAATAAAGCGGGTAATTTATCACTGGACCATAAACAGGCCAAAGAATACAAAGCGATTGATTCCTATAAACCGAGCGGTTTAATCTATAACGAAAGTCTTTTGCGGAAAATCGAGGATAAAACCAACCTTTTTGGTAAAGGTCCGGCATAATAAACTTACTCAAAAAATACCTATTACATTTGTACTTTTTTAAAAAAGTATGGTTTTGCTATGCCTATTACATTTGCACTTTTAAAAAAGTATGGTTTTCTTAAAAAAGTATGGTTTTCTTAAAAAAGTATGGTTTTGCTATGCCTATTACATTTGCACTTTTTTTAAAAGTATGGTTTTGCTATGCCTATTACATTTGCACTTTTTTTAAAAGTATGGTTTTGCTATGCCTATTACATTTGCACTTTTTTTAAAAGTGTTTTGCTACACTTTTTTTAAAAGTATATATATAATGTTAATTTTAGTTAAACCATTTTTTGAGGTACTTAGTAATAATACAACCTACGCTATTAGTGAACTGGCGCACGAAGAAGATGTTAATCTGAATATTTTAGAGATATTACAAAAGATTTTTCCTCGGCAGGAAATTAGAAGATTAGGTCAAACAGACTTCTATACAATTAATGTCTTAGGAACGGAAGAACCTGATCCTTATATTACACGTTTAAATAATGAGATTATTGGTACAATGGATATAACGGTTGGCGACCAAACCTTTCCAGCAAACATAAACACTTCAACATTTGCTAGAGATTTTACCACTGACTATCCAATAACTGACAAAGCTTTAAAAACACTGGCACAACGTAAAATTATAGAACAACGAGGTCAGAAGTTAAATGGTCTAAAAGATAAATTATCTCAAGTCATGCTTAATAACACATATCTGCCGGGTGTCTCATTTAAGCATTCTGACCTCAACGGCGGGCAATTTAAAAATTCGGTGCTAGCTGTAGCAAATTTTGAGGAAACGCGCATACTTAATGAGATAGATTTTTCTGGTGCTGATTTACGTTGGGCAAATTTTTCACACGCAAAGATTGACAGGACTCAGGTTGACTCTTATATAAACTTCTCTGGTGCCGATTTACGTTCGGCAAATTTTTATAACTTGCAAACGATTATCAATGATGACTCTCTTGATATGAATAGCGGTATAAACTTTTCTGGTGCTGATTTGCGTGACGCGAGTTTCAAGGAGGTATTGTTTTATGGTGTAGATTTTAGTGGAGCAGACTTACGAGGAGTCAAGTCTGATATGTTTACGTCTATTCAGAATTGTAACTTTACAGGAGCCATATTTTCATCGGAGGAAGATAGGACAAATTTACTTTTAGACAACAACGCCGAAACCGAAGCCGAAGTCGCCGAACGAGATTTTTTCATAAAAAATAGAGAAATTTTTTCGTCAGCGGATGTTAAAGAAGGAGATTACCTTCCGGAGATGGAAGCAGATGACGAGGACGAGGACGAAGAAGACATGGGCCAGACCCCCCCACCCCCACCAATATGTATAGATAGTGTTGACAGTAGGGAAAAAAATATTCAAGCATATTTAAAAAAAAACCCTGCAAATTTTATTTTTAAAAATCCAGGCATAAGTAATACTTATCAATGCGCAAATCTGAATAATATTAAACGTGTTCATATAAAAACCGATAAAGTAGAGAGAAAATATTTTAATTATGTCTACTCATGTAAGAAAGAAGATAATGGTCATTTATTAGCACTTACAGAAGACACATATACGCGACAAAAACCATATATACGTATAGGTAATTCTAATTACATTGTAGAAAAACCAGACTGGTTTCCTGCGGCGGAGTTTCCACTTGAACCACGGGTATTTGCATTAATACCAAATGACACCAAGTCTGTCATGGTAACGGAAACGATGATTAGAAAAGGAGAAAAAGGGGATGTGGGTTATGCATCCAGCGAATGGCATTGTAGTGCAGGATTAATGGAGACATATAAATTAATACCGTTGGACGAGGAGAGCTTTCGTGGTGGGGGAAAAATCAAGAAGTATACACGTAGCATAAGCAAACATAAGAAGTATAGCAAGCATAAGAAGTATAGCAAACATAAGAAGTATAGCAAAGCTAAAAAATATACACTAAAGCATAAAAGAAGCAAACATAATAAGTATAGCAAACATAAAAAACATACACTAAAGCATAAAAGAAGCAAACATAAAAATAATAAACAAGCATAAGTTTTGCTATACCTATTACACTTGTACTTTATACTTTTTTTAAAAAAGTATTGTTTTGGTTCAGTCTGCTGCGCTTGAACCTTTTCAGAAAAGGTTGTGTGTTTTTGCTACACTTTTTTTAAAAGTATAATATATGAAACACCATGCGCGTATTATAACTGTAAATCTCTGTTATGAATATCCTGGAAAAAAAAGAAACCTTTTGAAAAAATGGATTAAAATTTTGTCCGAGATAAAAGGTGATATTATCTTTTTACAAGAGATAAATTATTATAACGTGGAAAAATTGGCCCAAGAGCTTGGTTTAAAAATTCTTAATCTGGACAATCACGAAGGTACTGCTGTCTTGATAAATCCTCATAAATTTACGATTGTGACGAATAATAGTGTGACCATGGTGGGTACAACACGTACATACCCTGAAAAACTTGAGCCCATACATAGTAGGGCCACACATCGTAGGGCCACACATCGTAGGACAAAAACACTTAAAAAAATAAAACAAAATAACGCCATTTATATCGGGGGTATTCATTTAGACGATGTACCCTCATTACCACATCATATAAAGCATCTAGTATATAATTCTAGTGAAAAAATTCCTTTAAGTTATAGCGTAGACAAAGTTCTCGACATCTGTGCCCAACGTCGGTTGCCTCGGGTAAAAGCCGAATTAGCCAAAGCCAAAAGTTTTAAGCGAGCCATTATTGCCGGAGATTTTAATGAACCGTCCCATTTAGACCGTGATTATAATAAACTTAAACTACCTGTGTCGAGCGAATTTGAAAAAGCGGAGTTTGTCGACACATTTTATTCTAAGAACCGCGACGCGCTAGGCTATACTTGGCCTGCGGGGGGTTTATACAAAAAAGGTCCCCCTCAGCGTATCGATATGATTTATACGAAAGGTATAAAAATCGCAAATTCAAAGTTATATGGTGAGACCAATAAGTGGATAAGCGACCACAAAATGGTTATTACCAATGTGCTGTTATGAGCGATACACATTTCCATTGGAAAAGTATTTATATTAGAAAAGTATTTATATTAGAAAAGTATTTAAAGAAGTAGTATATTAGACATATAAGTAAGGCGTGTGTGAATTACATCGGCGGCTTACTTCATAAAACTTCCTGTAGCTCAGTTGGTAGAGCAACGGTTTGTAGTGGGTAACAATACACCGTGGGTCTCTGGTTCAAATCCAGACGGGGAGATATTTTATTACATTTTTTGTATAAAAATTGTAATATGTATAAAAATTACTCACGTGGATTTAACTTTAAAATGTCGGCGAGTAAGCACCATTTTCCGAGGTTTTGGAATGCATTATAACAATGAATAACTTCATTTAAGTTCTCATCGATACCTATAACAGGGTTATCAAGTTTCCAGCCGGTTTCTTCGACACCGGAATTGCGTTTGACAATTAAATCACGATTCTTTAAATAATTTGCGGGTCCGTAGGCCAGGCGTGCGTGCCAGATGTTTACTGCGTCTAAAGCTAAGTGGGTACACCGACCACAACACACATAACCCAACCGATTAACGGCGTCAATAGTATACACATATGCTTCCCCGACCGGATTTACGCAAAACATGCAATTATTCTGGCTTTTCATCATAACTAACCGCTTGGGATAGATTGGCTCACTTAGACCGGTACTCATAATAATAGATATATGTATATATACGTATTTCTCAAATCATTTTTGTAATAGTTATTTATACTTATATCTATTTTATCTATGTACACCCTTACATAAGTAAACAGGTTTGCTAGTAAAACACAGAAACAGCCAACACATCACAATAGTTGTTACCATCGATGGTAAGAAATATTATAAATATACAAGAAATATACAAATTTTTCCAGAATTTACAAATTTTTGATTTCCAGGTTTGACGATTAGTTTTTGATTTTGGACATTTATAAATGTCCAATTTGTAAAACCCTGTTAAGAAATTGAAGAAATTTTTCGAAAAAAATCAGTTTTCCTCGAAGATGGTCTAAATTCCCGCAGACGTGAGAAAAATTTGTGACGATAAATTTTCAGTAAAAAGTAATGAATATTATCTTATTCCTTTAGGAGTTTTTTATATACTCTTCATATACTCTTCGAGGATATCTTAAAAGTTATAAGATTATTTTAAGATTATTTTAAGATTATTTTAAGATTTAAATAGTATTATATAGTATATATTATGCCAAAGACAGAAATAGACTACTCCAATACAATCATTTACAAAATCACGTGCAAAGATGCAAAAATTACTGACCTATATGTGGGTCACACGACAAATTTCGTCCAACGCAAACATCAGCATAAACAGAATTGTATAAATGTTTCTGCGTCACAATATGGTTTAAAACTGTACGAGGTTATAAGAGCACATGGCGGTTGGAAAAATTGGACCATGGAAATTATCAATTACTTTGTCTGTAAAGACCATTCTGACGCGAGGAAAAAAGAACAAGAATATTTTCACACCTTAAATGCTACGCTGAATAGTGTTGAACCTTTATTCCCGGTTCCCCACAGAGTGCCTATGGCCGAGGATATCGAAAAAGCGCCGAAAAACGCCGGAAAATTTTCTTGTGAAAATTGTGACTTTATATGCAGTAAAAATAGTGATTTAGACCGCCATCTTACTACAGCAAAACATCTTAGGATACAAAAGAGTATCGAAAAAACGCCACAGCATATATGCCAGTTTTGTAATAAATTATATAAATATCCCGCGGGATTATGGAAACATAAAAAAACATGCAATATAAATATGCTGTTTAAAGACCGATGTCCCCCTAGGCGAATTATTTTTTTAAAAAATTTTAAAATATTTGTTATCATAGATGGTAACAAATATTATGAGTATTAATACTTCCATAAAAATACTCCCAGAATTTACAAATTTTTCAATTCCAGGTTTGACGATTAGTTTTTCATTTTGGACATTTATAAATGTCCAATTTGTAAAACCCTGTTAAGAAATGGAAGAAAATTTTTTGAAAAAATCAGTTTTCCTCGAAGATGGTCTAAATTCCGACAGACGTGATAAAAATTTGTGACGATAATTTTTAAACATAAAAAATCTCTAAACAACCCCCGAAAAGTTTTAGACGGAATTATAAAATTATAAGATTATTATAAGATTATTATAAGATTATTATAAGATAATTATAAGATAATTATAATATAAAAAATTAGGTATATATATAATATAAGATGCCTAAGCTTGATATAGATTACTCCAATACAATCATTTATAAAATAACGTGCAACGACACGAATATTACTGACGTATATGTAGGTCATACGACGAATTTTGTCCAACGTAAACATACGCATAAACAAAATTGCATAAATGAGCGTTCCAAACACTATAACTTGAACCTGTACGAAGTCATAAGAGCTAATGGCGGGTGGTTAAATTGGAAAATGGAAATTATTAACTGCTTTGACTGTACAGACCTTTCTGACGCAAAGAAAAAAGAACAAGAATATTTACACACGCTAAATGCTACGCTGAATGGCAGTAAACATGTACAACTTTGCTCAATTATCAGTGTAGAAAGTAAATCTTCTGTTATCGGCGACAAAGATAACAGTTACCACGTAGTTGAACAGTACGAAGGTGTAAAAAAATTAGCACACACAGGTAAGGACAACGAATATTCCGCATTTTCCGCATTTTCCGCGCCAGTTTTTACGTGCAAACTTTGTGATGTCCACTGTAGTAAAAAAAATGATTGGACCAGACATATTCTCACCCGTAAACATATCGCTCGTCACAACGGACATACTATGGACACAAATATTCCGCCACTGGGGATTGTGTGTAAATGTGGTAAGACATATGCAAATAATTCTAGTTTATGTAAACATAAGAAAATTTGTAAAATACCTCAAGACAAAGTAAACACTGTAGACAAAGTAAACACTGTAGACAAAGTAAACACTGTAGACAAAGTAAACACTGTAGACAAAGTAAACACTGTAGAAAATAATAATATAATTGAACTGCTAATAAAAGAAAATTCTGAAATTAAAAATATTGTATTAGAAATAGTCAAGAGCAATACTGAATTACAAAAGCAAAATACTGAATTACAAAAACAAATGTTCGAAGTGTGTAAACATAATAATACCACGAATAATATACATACTAATTCCCATAACAAAACCTTCAATCTGCAGTTCTTCTTGAACGAGCAATGTAAAGATGCCATGAATATTACAGATTTTGTCAACTCGTTTGAATTACAACTGTCGGATTTAGAGAGTGTGGGTGAACTCGGCTACGTAGAAGGGATTACAAAGATTATGGTCGATAAATTGAATAGTATGGATATTTATAAGCGACCGATTCACTGCAGTGACGCCAAGCGTGAAATTCTTTATGTGAAGGACAATAACAAATGGGAAAAAGAAGAGAAAAACAATCCCAAGTTGCGCTACGCCATTAAAACCATCTCCTTCCGCAATATGAAACTCGCCGCTTTGTGGAGTGACACCTATCCGGAAAGCATGGACGGCGAGTCGCATCTCAACGACACATATATAAAAATCATTAAAGAATCGACGGGCGGACACGGGGAAATTTCCATCAGCGAAGATAAAATCATCCGGCGGATTGCGAAGGAAATTCTCATTTCAAAAGTATAGTATAATATATAAAATAATATAGTATAGTATATATTATTTTAGGCTAGGTTTACATACTAAGAGTAGATTTCATTAGAGGCATACCAGGTTCTGGAATAACTATTTTTTCTATAGGTACAGGTGGAGGCTGATTTGCTACAACTGCCGTTTGAGGCTGATTTACTACAACTGCCGGCGGAGGCTGATTTACTAAAACTGCCGGCTGGTCCGGTACATTTTTATTTTTAAACATATTAGAAATTGGATTAAAAAATTTTGAAAAGAGACCAGCACCAACACCAGTATCAGCACGAGCATCAGCACCAGCGTTAACATCAGCGTCAGCAACAGTAGGCATCGCAATAGGGTTAGTATCCGCAGGCTCGGGTGCCTTTTTTTCAGCGCCTACAGTCAGCTCGCCCAAGTCACTACTCGCTAATTTTTTATCCACCAGCTGTTGTAATTCCCCCTTCTGTACCACCGAAGTATCCATTATTTGTTTTTCAACAATCGCTTCAAAAATTTCCAACCCTGTTAAAAAATCCTGCTCACATCTAATATACAAATCAATTATTATTTGCCGTGTCTCCGTAACAATCTTCTGCAATTCAACGTCGGTTAAATTTGGCATAATAGTCACTTCTCTCGCTTTCGTTATGGGGTTCACATTAAAAACAAACAATTTATCGATTTGTGCCAAGAGTTTATTTTGATTGGTCTCGGTGGTTTCCATCATTTTTTTAATATGGTCCGCATAAGTTTTAAATAACTTATCTTTCACGGTGCCTTTATAATCACGCAAATAATCACCTCCGGGAATACACCCTTTACTACGGTGAAACGCCCGTAAAGGAATATCACTAAAGGTTTTGATATTCTCCGGCACACTACTTTCGCCCGTAAATATTTTATAAAAATTTTGGACATCGGCTAAATATACTTTTTCCATTTTCGTGGTCATCCCTGTAAAACCCCCCTGGTCAAAATCATATTTATCATAGTAGAGTTTACTCAGTTCTGGAATACCGGGCTCACTAGCTAAAGTGCGGGATTTATTGGTGGAAATATCCAAATTCATTTTACAAAAATTCGGTTTTACAACAATATTTTCGCCCGACATATCTTGGCCGTTCAGTAAAGCATTTAAGCGTTGACTACAGATATTGTTTAATTTCACACTAACCTTTGCTCCCTCAGGAATGGTTTGTTTTTGTTCTAAACTGACTTGATTGACAGGCATGTTAGGACCGGGCATGCTAGGCATACTAGGCATTGGACCGGGCATGTCAGGAGCTCCGCCTGTGGTTATGCTACTCCCTTCGGTTTTTATGCTACTCCCTTCGGTGTTTACGCTACTCTCCTCCGTATATGTATAATTTGGCTTTATCGTGGTCACAATTGCGGCGTAAATATGGGCGATTTTCACGTAAAACTTGGCAATGCCAATACACATGCGTCGTTTCTGGGTTTGATTTTTCACGTCTAAATCCGCCAAATCTTTTTTATTCATGAATTTCAATTTTTCGGTCGTCATTTCATTAATTTCTTCATTCTGTTTTAAACGTTGGGCTAAAAACTCGACTTCAATATCACTTAATTTATTTTCAATAACTTTTGATGTGAGAATGACTAAATTATTACAGTATTTCATATCAGATAATTTTTTCATATCCTGGAAATTTTGGGTTAAAATGTAGTTCGTCGCCACAAAATCAATAATTTTGGCTAAGGAGGGTTTATCTCCTTCTTTGTTTTGAGTATTTCCCATTTATATATAACACACACTTTTAAAAAAAGTGTAGCAAAACACAACCTTTTAAAAAAAGGTTGAACCAAAACACAACCTTTTAAAAAAGGTTCAAGCGTAGCAGGTTGAACCAAAACACAACCTTTTAAAAAAAGGTTCAAGCGTAGCAGGTTGAACCAAAACACAACCTTTTAAAAAAAGGATCAAGCGTAGCAGGTTGAACC